TTCCTTAAGTCTCTCCCCGCACTACGAGCGCTTCTGCTCAAAGTCCAGCGCATAGCATCGTCGGGTACTGTACCGGCGCTGGACGGCAGACGGATACGGGTACGTTCGGAGCACGCCGCTCTTAACTCCCTGCTTCAATCTGCTGGTGCCTTGGTTATGAAGCGCGCCTTGGTGATCGCTGTAGACAAGTTAGCGGCCTACCGCTACCCCTACAAGCTAGTCGCTCAAGTGCATGATGAGTACCAAGTCGAAGTACCGGAGGAGTATGCCGAGCGCGTCGGTGTAGTCTTTCGGAATGCCATACGAGAGGCCGGTCGTCAGTACGAGATGCGGTGCCCCTTGGAAGGTGAGTACATGATCGGTGACACATGGGCCGAAACCCATTGACACCAACCCACACGCCCGCTACTATGTAAGTGGGCATTAACAAAGCCCGACTAATCGGATAACTTTTAAAGGAAAACATTATGGTTAACAATGAATCAGCAACAATCCGCGCAACTATCGCATTCCCTAACCTTGAGCGTGAGGACAGCATGGCAGGCAAGTACACCGTACAGCTCGCTAACCTGTCCGACGCGGCAGTAGAGAAGCTGGAAGAGCTTGGCATCAAGGTCAGCTTCAAGGACGGCGACAAGTACGAGCGCGGTAACTTCATTACCTGCAAGTCTAAGTTCCCCATCATCCCCAAGGATGTTGACGGCAACAGCTTCGAGGGCATGACAGAGCGCGTAGGTTACGGCTCAGTAGTCCGCGCGGCGCTCAAGCCAATCGAGTGGAAGATGGGTGGACGTTCTGGTGTATCTGCACGGTTGCAGTTCATGGTGATCGACAAGTTGGTCGAGCCAGAAGAAGGCACCGGAGCACCTTCACTCGACGACGCGCTCTAATGAAACGGCCCGACACATGGGGAGTCGATGGGGACATCATCTGCTACAGTGTCGGGTTCGCCTCTGAGGATGACCCTGTATCGTTCGCCTTGCATTCTACGCGGGTAATGATACAGCGCATCCTCGACGACTGTGGGGCCAAGGAGGGGATAGTTTACCTCACCGGCCCCACCAACTACCGCAACGACTACGCCCACCCTGACTACCCTTACAAAGGCAACCGCAAGGACGCCCGTAAGCCACGTCACATCAAAGCGATCAAAGAGTACCTGATCGAGCACATGGGCGCTGTCGTGTCGGAGAACGAAGAGGCGGACGACCTGTTAGGCATTGGTGCCGTACAGCAAGGCCACGGTATCGCAACACTAGACAAGGATCTAAACGGTATCGAGGGCTATCACTACAACTGGAAGAAGGGAGGCGTATACATGGTATCGCCAGAGAGCGCAGACACGTTCTTCTATAAGCAAATGCTCACAGGGGACGCTACAGACCACATCCCAGGATTGTTCAAGATGGTTGGTGTCAAGGCCACCCAGAAGGTCATCGAGCCTCTATACGAGCTAGACAGCCCAGCAGAGATGTACGCTTATGTCAGAGACGTTTATCTAGCGGGCTATGACAAGGTGGGTATGTGCCCTGACGACCGCGAAGCTGTGGTCGATAAGTGGTTACAGCACATTGGTCGCTGTTTATGGATACGTAGAGAAACAGGGGAGGTCTGGGATGCCCCGTCAGCTAGTTCCTAGAACCCGCGCAGGCAAGACGTGGACCGAGGCTCGCTACTGGAGCTTCATCAGGTCAGCGCTCCGGTCTGCATTTATGAAGTACCCCGTTAAGCATCAAGCCAAGGGGAACGCCAAGCAAATAACGCCAGAGGGAGTACGCTACAAGTGCTCCGCGTGTGCCGGACTGTTCAGAGATAAGGACGTTCAAGTCGAGCATACAGTACCCTGCGGCTCTTTAAAGGGCTACGAGGACCTTCCGCGTTTTGTGTCTAACATGTTCTGCGAAGCAGACGGTCTTACCATCATGTGTAAGCCCTGCCACCAGACAAAGACGAATGAAGAGCGCCAAGCGCGCAAGGAGACTAAGTAATGAGTAAGGTAATGATTATCGGCGACACTCACCTGCCCTACGAGCTAGAGGGCTACCTTGAGTTCTGTCAGTCCGTCAAGAAGCAGTACAAGTGTAACCGAGTCATTCACATCGGTGACTTCATCGACCACCACGCGCTCAGTTTTCATGACTCAGAGCCGATGCTTACCGGAGTAACTGGTGAGGTTCAAGCCGCTCAAGAACGCGCCCAAGCGTGGTTCAAGGCGTTCCCACGAGCAACCCTCATCCAAGGCAACCACGACCGCATCCCAGCGCGTCAGTTGCGCAAGATCGGCATGGAGCCCTCTATCTTCATGCGCCCCTTAGCGGACATCTACGGCCTTCCTAAGGGCTGGGACGTACAGGACAGTGTGAGCATCGACGGCGTACTCTACCACCACGGTGAGACCGCTGGCGGCGTCAACGGCTTCCGCAAGGATGCTGAGGAGCGTATGCGCTGTACCGTCACGGGCCACAACCACAGTAACTTCGGCGTAAGCTACACTGCGACCGACCAAGAGTTAGTGTGGGGCTTAGCGGTAGGCTGTGGTGTCAACCAACGGCACCTCGCTTTCGCCTACGGCAAGCACTTCAAGAAGAAGCCCGTCATCGGATGCGGCGTAGTAATCGACGGCGTGCCGCACGCTGTACCTATGGACCTTGGCTCTAAGATTCGGAGAGTAGACTAATGCCTAGTATTGACGAACTAATGGATGGATTGGCTGGCGGCGCAGAACCCGCAGACATAGTGGAGCTGTCTAAGATTTCGACAGAGGAGCTAATAGAGCTTCTGCGGTCACATCTGGTCAGCAACGCTACGGAAATCATCGAGTATCTGGAGGACTAACATGACCATAATCAAAGGTAAGTTTGGTAAGGGTGAGGAGGCAGAGAAGCCAACAGCGCAGGATTGCCTAGAGCAGTTTCTGGAGCAGGTGACTCTCCCCGCTATGGAAGAACAGCATAGCACCGTGGATGCAGTGGTCATACAGCTTGACGACTACGGCATCTCCCTAGGCTCTAACCTAGAGGAGGCGGCGCACCTCGTCATGCTCCTAGAGTTGGCTAAGATGTCTATACTGGAGCGCTACTTAGGCTCCTCAGAGGAGGACTTCGATGGAACCGTCCACTAATACGCACTACTACGACGGCTTCAAGGAGCCAGCCCCTAAGCTAGAGCTAGAGCCTCTGGAGCCTGTAGGTGTAAACCCTAAGCAGGCATACGGAGACAAGAAGGTGCCTCTGCACTTGGTCCCCGCCCCTGCTATGGCGGCTATCGCTATGGGCCTCAAGGAGGGCGCTCGCAAGTACGGAGCGTTCAACTGGCGCACCCTCACCGTAGAAGCTGAGACATACCTAGGCGCTACCCTGCGCCACCTTATGGCTTGGCAGGACGGAGAGGACATCGACCCCGACAGCGGCAACACCCACCTGTCACATGCCATGGCTTCTCTTGCTATCTTGGTGGACGCCATCGAGGCAGGTAACGTCTATGACAACCGACCACCTAAGGGCGCAGGCGCTCATGTGCTGAGCAAGTACGCGGAGTAGTAATGGAACTTTTTATGCACGGCCTCACTGCGTTCATCTGGATCTTTGTGGCTTTATTTGTAGCATTTGTATGGCAATTGCCGGAGGAATAAAATGATTAAGGTCGTCCTAGTAATATACGCACTGAACTACCAAAACGTAGCTGTAATGAAGCCCGTCGCTGAGTTCGAACCTAAGGATGCAGAGGTCTGCGAGCAGGTTGGAGCTATGGCTGTAGCCAGCCTTAAGCGCAGAAACCCCGAAGTTATGGTAGCGACCTACCGATGTGAGATGCAGACAGAAGCATAACAATAAAAAAGCCCCTAGGGATCTCTCCTTAGGGGCTAATACTTTCCTTGTCGGGTTTTATTCTAAACCTGTTTGATGGTCTTCGCTATCTTCTCCCCAGAACGACCAACTACATATCCCCCTAGTCCAATCTGAAGTAACAGCCACGCCTCGCCGCTGAGCGGGTTGGCCAACCATCCAAAGCTATCCACTACGACCAGAGCCGTGAGCGTCAGCATTACTATCGGTCTCCATGAGGCTACGATCCAATGGTCCGACTGCGCCTCTGAGTTTACGATAGCGGCCCTAGCCTGTAGGGTGTCCGATTCGTACTCAAAGACTGTCTGCATGGCAATCGCCTGCACCTCTAGCAATCTCTCCTTATGCTTCAGCCGCTCCTCTTCAGAGGTGTGTAGCTCATCTACTAACTCTGCGGCAGGCTTGAAGATCCCACCTATTAGCTCAATAATCCCCATTATATCTGCCTCTCTACGGATATTAGCCTACTATCCACGTTCCTAATCTCTAATACGACATATCCAGCGAAGCTAATCCCTAGTGTTAAAAGGACACCGATGCCAAACTTTATGACACCTTGAAAGTCATCCAGCTTCTGAGTGCTGACAGCTACGGACGTTTCTACACCCCTAAGCCTAATGTCCAGTTTCTCCATGTATTCTCTGTCCTTTTGATTCATAATAATGTCCGCCGCTAAGCTACAACGGCCCCCTTAGTTCTTCAGTGCGCGTAATACAAGCGCCTGCTGTTGTTGTGCTCTCTTTGCGGCCTGTGCGGCTATCTTAGCGTCCACGCCGCTTTGTATCAGCCCAGCTACGTTATTAGCTACGCCGAACTTGTTACCTACCATAGCGGAGATAGCGGCTCCCTGAGCGTTCTTAGCGGCCCCTCTGAACATACCCGTCTTAGGGCTTGAGGCGATCACTGAGTTAGACCAGAGGCCATTCAAGAAGTCGTTATAGCGAGCTAGACCGGCTACGTCCACAGAGAATGGCTTAGCTCCTGCGCCGCGCATGGCTTCGTTGAGGTTAGTAAGGCCTTGTAACATGTTGTTTACGTTGGCTGTGTCAGCGGAGGCTGACTTCATAGCTGAGCCTACGTTGTTAGCCACGTTAGTGGAATCCCACGAAGTACCCGCAGGGCGGTAGCTATCGAACGCTGAGAGGCCTTCACGGAGTGCTCCGTACTGGGCGTTAATACTGCGGTATGCTTCTACCTGCGAGGCGGCTTCGTTGAGGCCAGTACGCAAGTCCAACAGCTTACGCTCCATGTTACCTAACTGACCACCCTGCTCTAGCTTCTTAGCATCGAGAAGATCATCTAAGGCCTTCTTCATGCGGTGGGCGTCTGCCAGCGTAGGAACACCTTTATAGTTAGTCATCTGGAAACCGTCATTGAGGAGCCTCTGCGCACCCTTGTAGGTGTCAAAATCTAACTGACTGCCACGGAAGTCTAAGTAGGCCTTTCCGGTACTCATGTCTACGTTAGGGCGGATACCTAGCTCTGTAAGGGAGTCATAGAACTGCGACATAACGGGCTTAATGTTCACAGGGGTTTTGCCTGCGGGTCCTTGCACTACTTCGTCAATCTTAGCGCCTACAGCACGACGTGCCTTGTTGGCCTCGTCCAAGGCCTTAGCGGCGTTGACTCCGATTACTTGATTAGGGGAGAGGCCTGTGGGGTCGCTCTGTGATCTACGGTTGAACGCCTGAGTCATGGCCTCCATCTGCGTCTTAGTTGTCTTGTTGCTGTTAGTGATTAGCGCCGCGTCTGCTCCAGAGGCTACGCCGTCGTCTACCAGCTTACGGCCAGTTGTATTAGGGACTGCTACGCCTGCTTCGTCCAGCTTCCACTGTGCGCCCATAGGGTTGGCTACAAGCATCTCAGGGTTTTGTAGGACCTCTGTAGCGGCCTCGACCTCTTTGGTCTGCTTAGCTACTCGAGAAGCCCGTGCGCTCTTGCCTATCACCCCTGCGCCTAGAACCTCTAAAGCCGCGTCTGGGATGGTATAAAAGGTAGTAGCAATAGCTGGAGAGCCTGTGATGTCGTAAGCGGTATCTCCTAAGAACTCACTAGTGGCTGTTAGGGCGTTACCTATCGGAGCAAGAGCACCGCCTATACCTTCCAGAGACGCCTGTCCTTCCGCAGTCTTAGGCTGGTAGGCCATTCCTTGACGGACGGCCTCCACGGTGTTCGCTCCTGCTTCAGCACCTCCCAGTGCCGCCGCGCCTAATCCAGCTATGCCTGCTACAGGTTCCGCTAACATGCTGGTTCCCATAGTAAGACCTGCCTCGCCTGCGCCTATTGCTGTATCTGTCAGGCCGAGGATGTTTAGGATACTTCCCGCCGGACCCATAGCACCTACGGCAGAGCGCTTCAGAGCGTCGCCAAAGGCTGACGACTCTTGTGGGGCCTGTTCGGGAGCCGCAGGAGGCTGTCCTGCTCCTCTCTGCTGGCGGGCTGTCTTGCGGATGTCATCCACGGTCTTAGGATCTACAGGAGCCCCTGAGGCTACTCCAGACGACTGCGACCGTTGCTCTCTTGCCTTCTTTAAGATTTCTTCGCGAGTCATATTAAATACCTTATTGTACCAAAGTACCGGTTGCGTAGTCGTAGACCAACTCTGTCTCTGGGTCCACCCAATAGAGAACACCACCGCTACCGGAGACGTAATTCAAAGAGCCCCCTTCGGGCCCCTGCTCGATGTCTATGATTCGCTCATAGGTCCTGCGAACGGTCTCTAGGTTGTTCTTGAACTCGCGGCTGGTGGGATCTAGTGACGCCAAGTTAGCTTCTAACAGCCTCAATTCCTTCTCACTCACCTGTCCTAAGGCACCGCCCGTCTTAGAGTTATCTCGCATCTTCTGTAAGCGGTCAAACGCCACGTTAGCTTTGAGGGTGTCTACGGCGTTGTCTACCGACTGCTCTTCAGAGTAAGGAACCCAAGAGAACACAGCCTGTCCTACTGCTTCGTATTGACCGTTAGGGGCCATGCTGATGAGCTTGTCGATGTTGTCTATGTTACGGCGGGAGTCAGCGACGACCTGCGCAGAGGCCACTTCGGCTTCACGCGCGACGTCTACGGGAATTAAACCTTCAGCGGCCTTTCGAGCACCTTTTGTTGTGATGTTCTTAGAATACGCCGCCCAAGACTCTGGAGTGTATGCTTCTTTGTTCTGATAGATACGCTGGGCGAACTCATTCTCGTTCATGGAGTCGCTGTCTTCAACTTCTCCGGTGTCATTATTGATAAACTGACCGGTCTTGCTGTCGAAGATGCTACCGCCTACGGCCTTATACCGATCATCCTTCTGGACTGCGCCAATGTATTGACCTAATTCCACGCCAGCGCCTACGGAAATCTCTTCCATGCCCTCTAGGATGGCCGCCGCCTCCTCTGCCTTGCCGGAACGCAGTAGAATGTCTCTACGAGTGCCCATAGCGCTCAAGCGAGCCTTTGCCTGTTCCTTAGCCTTAAGGTCCTTGTCCTTACGTTCAGCTTTCTTGCGGGTGTCTTGCTGTTGTCCGAATTGCTCTTGAGCCAGTCCAGCAGAGATAGCCTCGGCGGGTGTAGAGGCGGCTTCGCGCTGAGCGGCCAACAGCCCCTCTGTGGTCATGCCTGCCATGCCTTGCGCCTTCTCTTTGTCCTGACGTGTCTGACGCATCTTACCGCCCATGCCGCCAAGCATACCACCTACTTGGCCTAGCTCTTTCTGGTACGTCGGGTTCATCAGCCCCTGTGTCAATCCTGCATCTAATCGTGCCATGTCTTAATCCTTAGTCGAATATCGAGCCGAGTACGTCACCGATGGCGTTAACCCACCCGTTATCTCCAGAAGCTGTCTCCATAGAGCTATTCAGCATCGAAGACCCCAAATTACCTGCTAGGTTAGCTTGACCTTGTGCCGCACCAAGCTGTGCGCTTAGTCCGCTAGACATTGCATCGCCGTAGAGGTTAGCGCCTTGGATCTGACCCTGCTGTGCCAATCCGCTAGTAGTCAGCGAAGGCTGGAAGGCCGCTAGACCTTGCGCCTGCGGTACGTATGTAGCACCTTGGAACGCAGAGGCTAGGTTAGCTTGTTGCATCTGATCCGCTCGCGCCTGTTGCATAGCCTGCAATGCCGCTGTGTTACGCGCTTCAGCTTGAGCCGTCTGGAAGCCAAGCATCTCTGGCGAAGTCCCGCCGAAGAGGTTAGAAGAGGTGCCGAGGCGTCCTTGTGCTAACAGCCTGTTCTCCATTGCCGCTCGTTCACGCTCCATTGCTGGATTCTGTAGGGCCATCATACGATTAAAGACATTCTGCTCTGTCTCTGCCATAGGAGCCGACGCTTGCCCGAACATGTTAGTGGCCTGTCCCATGAGCATCTGCTGTTGAGCCTGCTCTTCTGGGGATAGCGTCTGAGTAAGACCGCCGCTCTGATCTACGCCGAACTGTGAGCCTGTAGCTGTAGTTACGCTGTATGGCTTGAACGCTGTCTGCTGTAGTTGCTCTTGACCTAGCGCACCCATCTGATCCATTGCAGTGTCGCCGATACCGCCTAACTTGTCGTAAGCGTGTTTGGTTAAGAGACCGCCGCCGACTGCTCCGCCAGCGCCCATCAGCCCCTCTATTAAAGAGTTGGCGTTAAAGCCCTGACCAGCTCCCGCCATGTTCATAATGTCGTCTGTGTCGTATACCATTAGTAGGTACCTCCGTCTACTGTAGCACTAAAGGTGCCTGATACGGTTAAGTTAGGAACGGTTACGGTCCCTGTGAAAGTGGGCGATGCTAAGTCGGCCTTAGTTGCAGAGGCTACAGCTAGCGCATCGAATTCTGTTTGGAAGTCCGTACCTTTAATGATTTTCTGAGGATCACCGGATGGCAGTGAGTCCTTAGCCGTAAAGTTAATAGACGTGATATAATCAGCCATTGGTGATTTTCCCCATTAGTATTTGTAAGTTAAAGCCCTGTACCGACAGCGCAACACCGCTGATCTTAGCTTCTAGGGCGATGTTTATGATAGTTCCGCTACCGTTACCTTTAGCGTTGAACGTGTCCGTAGTGGCTCCTACTGAGAACTCCGCTACGTTAAACTCCGACTCTCCGAAGTAACCAACGGAAGAGCCAGAAGTGATGTTGAATGTCCTACTCTTGAAAGAGCCGTCAAAGCCGTAACCCCAGCGCAAGATAACAGGGGTTACGCCACCGCCGATAAAGATAGCTGAGATGTTCTTAATCATCTTGAGCCGTGACGTATCGCCAAAGCTCATCTTCGGTGACTGATAGTACAGGTTATAGGCCGCACCTTTTTCGTAGTAGTTTCCGTAGTATCCAATACCGTCCGAACTTCCTATGTAGGTAATGCCGTCTCCGTTAGAGAAATAACAGCTATGGCTAATAGTAGTCCATCGAGTTACACGGAAAGACCCATCTTCTAGCGGCTGGCGCACGTCGAAAGCGTAGGCGATCTGACGATTTGGAAACGACACGACGTACAGACTGTCTTCTGCTATGAAAGTACATTGGATGTCGTTAGAGTTTACAGAGACAAGAGAGGTTACTAACTCGCTTCGAATGTTACGTGACAGTATGCCGATGGCTACTGACTTCTCTTGAATGGTACGACCGAGAGAGCGCAGACCCTCTCGCGACATGAACAGCAAATCCGTACCAATACTCTTAATAGTATCCCGCCCAACACAGCCTATGTTGACGATGCTGTCAGCGAGGGCCATAGTGGCTGGATCTTCAGCACCCTCGTAGATCAGGATAGACTGCTCTCCGAAGATAACCAAGTAGTTGTTGTGAGCGGCTAAGGCTACTATGTTATCGTAACCAGAAGGCCACACGGTAGTAAGGTCTATAAAGCCTGAGGAGTGTCCCGACCAAGTTTCACCTATGAGCGTGTCTGACCAATACAGAGTATGGCGGTTGCCTGCTACGTCTGCGGCCCAGAGTCGTCCGAAAGCGGCGATAACGTCGTTAGCCTGTGGTGCTATAGTTCCTGTAGTATGGTAGTCTTCTACCTTCTGGAGTACGTTAGTTGCCTCGTCAAAAACCAGAGGTATGTGCCCTTTCTGGAAAAAAAACAGCTTGTCGTTAAAAGGCTCTATTTTCCAATGGTTGGCGGTAATGACTAAGCCTGCGGGAGTCACGTCGGTTAGGACAGCATCCCCTTGAAATATCTTATTGTCTCCCGCACTAAAAAAGTAATCAGTGCCTGAACGGGCGCTAAACCCACAGAGAGACTCTATCTTGCCTGTACCCAAGGCAGTCGAATCGGTTGTCAGTAGAGTTTGACCCTTACGAGCCCCTAGACGACCGTTCTCATCAACCACGCAATTATCCGCTACCAGAGCGAACGTAGGGTCCATGTCGATAGGACTATCCTGCGTGTTCAAGCCACGGAAGGCTGGAGCTACGAGAGAAAGCTGTTGAATGGGTTGCGCCATGGGTTACACCGTATAGTAGATGAGTTCGTCTTCGTGTCGGGCCGCTTCTACTGCGATAGCATCGCGTAGGTACTTATCAGCCATCTGGAAATACTCTGCTGTAGACGTGCCGCCTGTCTCTCCGCGCTCTCTCGCCAACATAGCTAGTGCTAGGTGGATGATGGGAGACGCAGGGGCTAAGACTACATCGGTTCCTACTGAGAGATCAGCCTGAGGGACGACAGCTAAAACATTCATCGAATAAACACCGTCGGGGGTTACGTGAAGCTGTAGCTTGGTATCGCCGTTGCTGTCTAATCCGTTAAAGCCGTAGTACCGAGGAGTGCCTGTCTCTGAGGGATTCGCTAGCTTCTGGCTTCGAATCTTAGAGCGTGGAAGGTCTCTCAACTCGTACTTGGAGGTCTGATCGTAAACACTTACAATTTTAGCACGGTTGCCCATGTCAGTCAATGAGTAGGTATCGGTGCTGGCTACTGTGTTGAAGATGTAAGTCTCGCGTAAGGCTTCCCACTGGTAGGAGTCCTCTACGATACGCTTCGCGTCATTTACGAAGTCGCCTACCATAGTGACGTACTCCGTCTCAGTTACATTCACCGCCGTCTCTTCACGGAGACGACGCAGGACGCCGTTGATAATGTCTAAGTATGTCATGTATTTAGCCCTTGTTTTGGAGGTTTCCGAACATACCTTGAGTGTTTGGCGACATCTCTAGGCTACGTCCGATCATTTGATTGAGGTTGTTTACTGCGTTACTCTGCTGTGGTTGTCCTATGTACTGACTCTGGAAGTCTCTACGTCCAGCGGAGATGTCTCCGGTGTAGAAGTCTTCCCACTTCGGTGCGCTGATCTTTTGCTGTAGCGCCTGCTGACCGGCACCTAGCTGTCCTAAGCCGCTGAGCAATCCGGAGCCCACACCGGCTAAGCCTGAGCCCAGCCCCGCGATGCCAGCACCTAGTCCTTCGAGATCCCCTTGGACCTGTCCGAACTGTTCAGCCACGCCTTCGAAGCCGGAACCCATAGCGGTCTCTACGTCACCTATGCGAGAGTCCACATCGCCAGCGAGACCTTCAATGTCCATCCCTACATCGCTAAGCGCGTTCTCAAGACCGCCCTGTACTGTAGAGAGTTCCTGTAGGACAGAGCTTTCAATGCCTGTCATGTTCTGGAGCAGACGGGCTTCCGTGTCGGTTAGCGCTTCAGCCTGCCCTTCGGCTTGACTAGCCAGTGTATCCTGTAGCGAGCCGTACTGGTCAAGAGACTGCTGTGCGAGTGCGTTGATGTCACCGCCTACAGACTCTAACCCTTGGTTGAACAGGGTAGTCATCCGATCTTCAGAGGAGGCTATGTCTTCACCTACTTGCTCAAAACCACTGACGGTCTCTTCTTGGAACGCCGCTATGTCTTCTGTAAGGCCAGCCTCTACGTCACCGATACTAGTACCTAGTGTCTCTAGCTCGCCCTCTAGCGCACCCTGTACTGTGCTTAATTCTTGAAGCGTAGCGGCGTCACCGCCTGTGATCTCTGCAAGTAAAGCGGCCTGTGCGTCCGTCAGTGCCTCTGCTTGGCCTAGCTCGACAGCAGTAAGGGCCTCCATGAGATCCTGACGCTCCTCTGCCGCTGTCTCGAATCCTGTGGACACGTCTCCGGAGAGGGTGCTGATGCGGTCGCCTAGGTTAGTCTGTACGTCTGTAATGTCAACACCTAAGTCGGCAAGAGCTTGATTGAAAGTCTCTGCGTTCTCACTCATTGACTGTAGGGTAGCGGCGTCGCCACCAGTTATAGACTCTAACAAGCGAGCTTCGGCGGCAGAGAGGGCTTCTCCCTGTCCTGTGTTGTATAACTCCAGCGTCTCCATCAAGGAAGTCTGTACGCTTTCTAGCCCACCGGATAGAGCCTCTTGGAAGTTTACGTCCATGTCGGAGATGGCTTGATTGAAGCCGTCGGTGGTCTGGCTTAATTCTTGGAGGACATCTGCCTCGACACCAGAGATAGATTCTAGCAGACGGGCCTCAGCGTCCGTGAGAGCGTCTGTACTGCCCTGTGCGTTGTTTGCGAGTGTTTCCAGTAGGGAAGCCTCAAGATCGCCTATTTGCCCGTCAATGGCCTCCTGTGCGGTCTGAAGGCTATCTGCTGAAGCAAACCCTGAGTTCTCTAGCGCTGATGCTAAATCTTCGGGGTTGACGTACCCAGCAGAAGCAATAGCAGACGCTACATCCTCTGGGGTGGCGTACCCTGCGTTAGCGACGGCGTTAGCAATGTCTTCTGGTGTGGAGTACCCTGCGGCGGCTATGGCGGCGGCTACGTCCTCTGGAGTAGAGAACCCAGCGTTGGCGATAGCGGCGTTAACATCCTCTGGAGTAGAGTACCCTGCGGCGGCAATAGCGTCAGCCACGTCTTGAGGAGTAGAGAACCCTGCGGTCTCTAGGGCACTGCCTAGCTCCTCTGGAGTTACATAGCCAGCGTTGGCGATAGACTCAGCTACGTTCTCTGGAGTAGCAAAGCCTGAGTTAGAGACCACCTGCGCCACGTCTTCGGCTGTCAGACCCTCTGGGAACTGAATGCCGCTAATGGCGTTGGAGATCGCTGTGGTCATCTGCTCGTTAGTAACAGACTCAGGGAACTCGATACTGGCGATAGAGGCGTCTACAATCTCTCCCACCTCTACAGCAGTCATGCCCTCTGGGATGTCCGCGATGGCCTGATTAAGACCTTCTACGGCGGCGTCGATAGCGTTGTTCATGTCTACGGTAGTGGCGACCCCTGTGAGGGCTGTATCCACGATGGTAGAGACCTCTGCTTCGCTCAGGCCCTCAGGGAAAGTAATGCCGCCGATAGCTGTGTCTACGATAGAGCTTACATCCTCAGAGCTTAGACCTGCTGGGAATTCAATACCGGCAATAGCGGTGTCAATAGCGGTCTGTACCTCTGTGGGCGAAGCGCCAGCGGGCAGAGCGGCTATTTGCTCTTGGAGAGTAGCCACAGCGCCGTCTACAGCGGCAGTAACGTCAGCAGTAGAGGCTAAGTCGGTGACAGCATCTGAGATCGCTGACGACACCTGCTCCGACGTTACTGACTCTGGGAAAGTAATGCCACTAACGGCTGTATCGACTACGCTCTGCACATCTTCAGCCGTTAAGCCCGCAGGGAATTCAATACCGGCAATAGCGGTGTCAATAGCGGTCTGTACCTCTGTGGGCGAAGCGCCAGCGGGCAGAGCGGCTATTTGCTCTTGGAGAGTAGCCACAGCGCCGTCTACAGCGGCAGTAACGTCAGCAGTAGAGGCTAAGTCGGTGACGGCCCCTGAGATAGCCTCTTCCATCTCTGCGGCTGTAACGCCCTCAGGGATGTCAATACCGGCTACAGCCCCCTCTACAATCTCCTGTACTTCTTCTGGAGTCATACTGGGCGGGACTTCAATAGTAGCGACTGCGGTGTCGATAGCGTCTTGTACGTCCTGCGGCGTTGCCGCCTCTGGCAATGCGTTAATCGCTTCGTTTACAGCGGTAGTAACGTCTGAGACAGTGATGCCTGACCCTGCGCCTGCGTCGCCTGTAGCCCCTGCGTCTCCGCTAGTAGTGTCCGTTGGATCTGAAGTAACCGGAGGCTCTACAGGATCTACAGCGTCTATGGGATCTGGAACGATAGGCTCAGGTTCAATTACCGACGGATCAATGTTATACTCCGCTTCAATGATTGGAGGTTGCTCTTCAACGTTAGTCAGAATGTCTTGCATCTCCTGAGAGATGTCACTGGTGTCCGTAGGGTTCAGCAGGTCGTTAGTCGGCTGGGGATTAGGCATGTAGTTGTTCTCTGTAGGAGCCTGTAGGTCCAGCAGAGCATCTTGATTGAGGCTAGTGTGTAAACCAGTGGTCGAATTGGACCCCGAGATCATTACGTACTGACCGCCTTCGCCCTGCGCTAAGACAAGACCGTTCTCTACTAGGAGGTCGCTAAGGCCCTGTACTGTACCGCCGCTGGCTTCTACTAAGATAGCTATGGCTTCTGGAGGCATGCCGTGTGCGCTACCCGATAATGTACTCCATGCGTTCTTGTCGTTTACGAACTGCTCTAGGATCTGATCGGCTGTAGCATCTGGGTGTACGCCTACGGGGAAACCTGCTTCGTTGTAGTAGACACCGTTAGTAAGTGTATCGCCCTCAAAGGGGTTAGTGATCTGCGCTGGCGGTGTGTCGTAGACGGGTTGCGTTGTAGTATCTCCGCTTACGTCAACTACCTGCTCTTCTGTCCACGTACCGTCAGCACTCTGCGACACCTCTACGTTATTAGCGGCAAACATTTCAGCTAGATTCTGAGTGGCCATCATAGCTAGCTCAGCGTCCATAGAGTTCAGCGCTTCCGTAAGGGCACCCTCGCCAAACTGTTGCTCTAGGGTGTTGAACATCTCTTGGTGTTGCTCTGCTTGCATCTCTGCCCACTTGGCTTCGAAGGCGGCTTGGTCCTCAGCAGAGGCATTCATATTACCTTGGATAAACTCTACGAACTCACTAGCCGCTGAGAAGGCACCTGATTGCAATACCTGCTGGAAGTCCACGCTACCTGTAGACACACCCTGTCGGACCGCATCCATAGCCATAGTGGAGAGGACGTTATCTACCGACTCCACACCCGTAGAGAAAACCTCATCGATGTTAGGGATGACATCAGACAGCGCTGTACCTAGTACGTCTGTAAGTGCGTTAGAGAGCCCTGCGGTTGCCGCTGAAGTCAAGATAGCCTCTACGTCAATAGAGCCTGTAGTGACCGCCTGAGTGATTGCTTGGCTGAGGGCCGCTGATGTAGTAGTGCCTAAGCCTGCTCCCGCTAGTGCGCCGCCTGTGGCAACACCTAAGGCAGTAACCATAGCCATCTTAACGTATTCTGTAAGGCCAGCATGGTCCTCGTTGACTGTCTTAACGTAGGCAGAGCCGTTCCATCTAAACTTATCACCAGTGCCGCTGTAGACAACATCGGTGACGCCATACTTCTGCATTAACGCTTGGTTAGCGTCAGAGTTAACCCAGTTCTCATAGGCGGCTTTTTGATTCTGTGTACGAGATGCGTATAGCTCCTCATACGTCATATTGGCATCATCCCCGTACATGGTGAGGTCTTCACCTTCGAGGATCATTAGGTCATCTTCAGTTAGCGACCCCGTGTACTCGTCCCAGCTACCTACGTCGTAGTCGCCTGCTTGGATAAGCTGTTCACGCTCTGTCATGTAGGCGAGGTAGTTGTCGAAGGAGCCGAACACTTCTGGGAGACGGTTAACAGTGTCGCCTTCGAAGTAAGTACGTAGCTCCGCTTCGGTCATCTGCGTAGCGTCTCTGGACCCGTATAGCGAGTCTGGTGAGGCCCCTCCCCTCTCGGCTCCTTCAAAGAATGTGAAGGTCTGTGGGGCAGTAGAGGTCTCAGCTACAGCACCCTCTGGAGTCGGATTGGTAGTCGTTGGGGCTTCGTTGGTAGACTCCGCATTCGGATCAAAACCGTCAGTTGCTGAAGGGTCGAAGGTGGTGTCGGTGGAAGTCGTAGAGGTGCCAGAGAGCATACCACCATCGGTAGTAGTGTCAGTGACAGGCTGGGAAGTCACGGTGCCATTAGTGGCCTGTGCGGCGGCAACGGCTTCTGACAATGTTGAATACGATTTGCTACCGACGTAGTACATAGACTCTCCTGAGGAATGAAAAAGGAACCTAGAGTAATTATACTATAGATCCCGTGTTGTTGCTATTTATGCTTTAAGATGATACGGGCATTGTTGCCGACGATGAAGACGTAGAGTGCTACGACAATGGCAAGGGCCCATATAGGCATCGGAAGGAACCAGAAGAGGGCGATGACGGGGGCCTTGATGGCCAATAGGCCGCCGAGGACACCCAGCTTATCCATAGCCGCTTTGACTACGGGGTTCGCCTCCACAGAGCCCTTGATGTTACCTAGGGCATGCTGTGTGGTCCAAACGTCTCCAAGCTGTAAGGCTATGAAGACGTATAACAGGACGGTTTCCATTACTCTGCTGGTGCTACGAAGACTGCCGCACAAATCGCTTGGACCTGTGCAGGCTCTGCTGAGTAGTCATCGCCGTCTTGAATGACGTGGCGGTGATAGCTTGATGAGATCACCTCGCCGTCTTCGACGATACGTGTAGCAGTGCGTACTTGAACGACAGAGCCGTCTTCTGTTGCTACTACTTCGATCTTGTCTGCTGTTACTTCTTTAGTTAGTGACATGTTGTCTCCTTAGTTAGTCCAGCCCCAGAGTCCACTGAGGCTATTTAGGGTTATGCTGATGTTGCGTAAGTTACCTCTATCATAAAAGCGGCACTAACTACGTTACTCAAGTCTGAGTCTGCAAAGGGCGTTTGTGATGAACCTTGACGAAGCACAAATGAAGTACCTGACGCATAGCCGGAAATATCCGTAGTTACTGGCGATGCAGTAAACAAGCTCGAGTAATAAACATTTAACTTTCCTGAAAATGTAAGAGCGCTGAAAGGAAAGCCGCCTATTCTTACGTTGCCTAAAATAGTTCCGTTTGTTAAATCAACATCGTAACAATAAGCCCTAACGTGCACTAAATTACCAATTTTCGTATACGTTGCTGAATCCACGTTGCCTATTGTGGCGCTTCCGCTTGTAGAGCCAATAAGCGTAGGAGTCCACGTGCCTTCCTCGTAGTCATCCAGCTTGTTCGCCGCCGCAGTACCGCCGAGGAACGCACCGCCTGATAGGTAGAGGTCTTTGAATCGAGATGTAGCAGAGCCCAAGTCCATTAGAGTATCAGCCGTAGTATCGTCGACGTTACGAGGAATAATCAAAGTGTCTTCGATCTTGAGTCCGCGTGTGTCGTTACCGTAGATGATATTGGTGGAGGCCGCTGAGATGGTTCCGACTGTTGAGTTATCCTTGCGAAAATCTGCAATGGTGCCGTCAGAGGTTGTGCGGTTTAGAGTTAATGAAGGAACACTAGAAGTAGTGGCTATAATCAAGCCGTTTGGTCTTAACTCTGCACCAACCGTTGAACTTGCTGAGGCAGTCTTCCCAACCAACACGGTGCCGCCAGAGTTGATGCTCATTTGCCGTGTAGGCGTATTGCCTGT